TTCCATAGGGGAACGATATTCTTCATATGGTAAGAACCAATGTTCGCAGGTATTTAGTATATCATACAGTAAAACTGTGGTCATCAAGTCCTCTCTGCCCTTCCTAGTATATCCTTTATACAGAGAATCTTTGAAATTTGAAACCTTTTTAGTCCAGTCACAAGTGTGGGCGAGATCAAATAAATCGTCATTTTTAACACATAAAAAGAAAGCTCCATAGTCGAATGCTATCCATGCTGGCTTCTGTTCGCCATTGCACCAACCCATTTTTCCTTGCACATTCTTTATCTCTAAGACTACCTTGCCTTCTTTTTGTGTTTGTTTTAACCCTTTTACGTCAAATCCTACCCCATCAACCACAAAATCAGTATGATTTTTTATATCATCGTGTTGACTTGTTTTCTTTATTTCTTTTCCTGCTGCTCTGCAAGAATCGTAAAACCTTTGTTGACCTTCATGGCCGATATTTATTGATTTTTTAATATGCCCAACAGATGACATATTCTTAGCTTTGTCTGATATCATAAAGTCATTGATTTTGTTTCTCCTGTCCTCGTATCCGTCATGAAAAAATCTTGCACGTTGAAAGCTTTATCGTCAATCCAGTAATCATAAGATGGTTTACCCATTCTTAGTTCTGTTCTTTTTACTCCCCATCCGTCTAATTGTCTCTTTGTTAAATCACTATGGTCAATCCCGCTTTGTTGACCTCTAGCTGTCCAGTATATAATTGTGTGTCCAGCATCATGTAATTTGTTAAAAAAATTTATTCTTTCTTTTATAGGTTTAGCTCGACTGTAAGGGGTTGATTTGCTTTCATGCCTACATATTGTGCCGTCGATGTCTACGATGTATGTTTTCATTACGCTGTCTGTCTTGATAACAGTATTCTTTGGAAACAATCTTTGAAATGTAAGTTTTTACTAATAAGTGGATCTAAGTAAGTCATAAATTTATGATCAAACACAGCAGGATTTATCCACCAATCCTCCCAAGGATGTAACCAAGAGCCTGTTGATTCTTCATTAAAGCATACATTTTCAAAAAGAAGTTTGTATCCCTTTTTTTGTAAAGCATACTTAGATTTATATTTGCAGTTTTCAACTCCATCTTTTGTCCTTCCTTCACAAAGCCAGTTTTCATGACCTAAATTTTTATTTCTTTCATATGTCATAACCCAATGTATATCATGCTCAAAAGTCATGAACCCAAAGTGAAAATTATTTCTTAATAAGTTTTCTAATGTATCTAATGAGGCTAAATCAACGTCTAATGATATATAATCTATAAATCTTCTCGGAAAATGTTTATTTAAAATCTCAATAAATTCATCTCCAGTAGCATCAACTTGATAAAAAGGTGTTTTTCTTTCTTTTTTAAATTCTTCTGAAAAGTCTGATAAGTCAACACAAACTCCCTCCCAACCATTTTCTTCAAGAAGAAGTGTGTTATTACAATATTTAGGATCTTTGCAACCTATATCTAAAAATGATAATTTTCTACCATTTCCTTGCATTAAGGCTAAAGCAGATACATCCTGCATCTCTGCACTGTAAGAGTTAACTGTCTGTTCCATTTTTTAATTTATTTATTATAGAGGTGCTGCTTATATTTTCTACAAAAGGAATAACTTTTAGTATAGCGGAGCCTTTAGCTTTCATCTCCGCTTTGTTTAAAGAGTCTTCATCATAATCTCCACCCTTGCACCAGAAATCTGGTTGTATTTCTTTTAATTGCTTTGCAACTGTTTTTGTATTGAAAATAAAAACCCAATCAACAGCCTCATGGCAAGCGACTGTGTAAGCTCTTTGCTTTACTGGTATAATCGGTCTATTTTCGCCTTTTAATGCCTTGACGCTAGCATCACCATTAATTCCTACAATTAATTTTGAGTTTAAAGTGCAAGCATTTTTCATTGAATGTAATAAACTCGCATGACCAGCATGAAATATATCAAAACAACCATTAGTGAAAATAAAAAACTTCTTAATGCCAAAAGCTTCTATTTGTTTTGCAAGCTTTCTTTCTTGCAATAGTTCTTTATAGGTTATTATTTTTTTATGTTTCATATGGTAGTGACACCCTTTTTCTTGATGACTCTTTGACAGCAATCTTGAGCAAAAACTATAGCAGTGTCTACATTCTTTGTTGCTGCATAAGAATAAGCAAAGGCTGATAAAAATGTGTCTCCTGCTCCAGAGACATCTCTAACATCTGAGGGGTTGCCAATTGGATAATCCTTGTAGTTATACCAACAGCCTTTAGAGGCTTTTGTGACTATTATGTTATCTGCCCTATGTTTCCATCCATTTTCTAAATATTCCTTTTCATTTATTTTAATAAATGTAAAAAAATCAGCCCATTCTACATTAAAGTCTTTTTTAGTATCCAAGAAAGAAAGACTGCTTCTTGTTGCTATTTCTCTTAGATTGCTGGCGGTCAAAAATCCCTTGTCATAATCAGAGACGATGACTGCATCATACTCTTCTAAATTTGAAGGTAGTTTATCACAACGAGGATAAGTGTCCGTATCCACTCTTAGAAACATTTGGTTAGATTGAATGTCAATGTATCTAGTTTTATGACCCTCTGGGTCATGAGTAAATAAATCGACCTGATTGGAATAAGGGCTATCTTTATGTATTTCATTATCTATGGCTTTTAAGTTTGAATATACATTAGTAGCCATTCCTAAATTATTAATACCGTTCTCTGGTATGAATACAGGAGCAGGAGCTTCGGGGCAAAGTCTATCAGCCTTGCCGTAACAAAACCTATCACTACAAGTTTCGCCAATAACTAGAAATTTCATTTTTGCGACGAACCCTTTTCTACTCTGTAAGAGTCATCATTAAAATGCTGAGTGCTTACTTCAAAAACACTAGAATCCTCCAAGGCTGTTAGCTTGTGAGGAACGCAAGGCTGTAAATGAACAACATCGCCCTCTTCAATAATTCTTGCGATACGTTCCGCTTTTTCTAGGTCAAAATATTCTAAACTTAGCTTGCCCTTAGTTACGCACCAAGTCTCTTCCTTAAGAATGTGGTAATGCATAGAAAAAGAAGACCCCTTGTTAAAACGAAGGATCTTCCCGCAATACTTTTCGTTGTTCGTAATCCAAAGCTCATCGCCCCAGCCTTTAGGGTGAGCTTCTAGTCGAGAAAAAATAGGCTCAATACTCATCTAGAGTATTATAGCCTATTCTAAAGAATATTCAAGGAATAATTAATCTTCCCCTTTATCTTTGCTTTTACCAATATTTAAAGCAGCCCAATCAACAAGGGCGTAAATTTTTGCCCAAAAAGTTCCTTTTTTCGGAGTTGGTGTCGCTGCGGTAATAGCAGAGGCGAGGGCAACAGCAGAAGCTACTACACCCCACCAAGGGTTATCCTGAATCAATTGAATAATTGTGTCCATAATAAATTATATTTATATATTCTATATTACACCACCTAAAATTTAACGGGAATAATTATATTCTTTTGTAAGAATATGTAGTCCCTATATCGTGCTCTTCAGTATTGTAATACTGCCAGCCATAGTCGCACCAATTAAAATTAGAGGAAATATGACCTCCTAATGGCTCGAATCTTTGAATCGTTTCTTTGTCCCATGTCATAGCAGCACAATTTAAGATAAGTTTTTTATTAATATGAGGATAACAATTAGCTATATTCATAGGACCACTGTTAATACCAATAAAAATTGCGCTTTTTGCTATTGTTTCGATTGTTTCCCAAAGAGACAATCCTCTTTTATCTATAAATGGAGAATCGTTGTCTTGCTTGCTCCCAATCTGGATAATTTTGTAATTAGAATATCTTTCCTTAATTTTTTCTATTACATTAGGAGGTATATATTGAGTCGTAGTTCTACTACGGCCAACGTGTATCGTTATTTGATCTTGAACTATATCATTTGGATCTTCAAATTTGTATAATCTTGGTCCTCTTGGTATATCTAGTTCGGGTTTTTGGTAGGGATGTATACCAAGCCATTCTAAATGCCAAGCATTCCTACTGCTAGTTACATACTCTTCAGCTTGGAATGGATGAAGCTTGAATATTAATATATTATCCTTCTTGTATTTTCGCTCGACAATCTTGGTTCGACCGCCTCGGATGTCAGGGTTTACCCAATCAGTAGCTCTACAACAAAGATGAGGGAATCCATCGCCCTCGCTAAATTCTACCTTTATTGGTTTACTTGTATCAAATCTTGGCTCTACGTCTCTATCTACATATGGATTGTGATCAAAGACCCAACTTTTGCGAAGATCAATCAATCTTACTCCATACCATTTGTAAAAAGCTTCTGGTATAGCAGACCATTGAATTCTGTCTCCTACGCCGTGTTGATCTATGTCTATATAGATTTGTTTGCTCATTAAGATAGATTTAAAGATTGTGGAGCTATTTCTTCTAGCTCCTCACAAATCCTATCAATCTCCAACTTGTCCATTTTTCTAGCTCTATTCCTGAGCTTGGACACTTCCCATTCAAATTTACAAAACTCGTCGTCCTGATCTATATTTGTCTTCTCTTTACTATCAAAGATAAAAGTATCAAATACTTCATATCTAATTGGGTCAATACATTTTTCAATGGGATCAAATGTAGAATTACCTACGACATAATCAAAGATGTCATACCTGCTTACTTTAATTTTGACTTTTTGCATTAGAGTCTAATATACCAGATTATATATCAGATTATACAAAAAGTCTACACAATCCTAATTCTGCTTCTAATTTTTGAAACGTGCCTTTTTTTCTCTAAAACAGAGCCGCCTTCTCTGCTACCTGCTCCGTTTGTATTACCCTCAATCGTAACTACATAACCACTTGAGTCTGCGTCCTTTACAGCCAACCCAATGTGAGAAAAAGTGAATACAACAATATCACCTGCTTTAATATCTTCGTTTGTAGGTTTGCGAAGCTCGACTCCATTTGCGCTTTGTTGTTTAGCCCAGTTTTCAAAATCCCAAGCCCCAGCAGTTCTGGGTCTCTTGAATTTTACATCTTCTCCTTCTATAGCTTCTCTAACAAGCCAACAGATAAAAGCAGCACACCAAGGCCAACCCTTGTCTGCGTCTAGCCATGTGGCAGCTTTGTATTCATCTACTCTTGGTCCACAATTGCTACCATCAACTTCGGAAACTCCTATTTCTTCCCTAGCTAGAGAAACCATTTTTTCCGCTACACTACCACTAGAGGCCACAGTCTCTTTGGTGGACAACTTAGCTAAAATAGCATTCCAAGTTACAGGCCCATCAGCGCCATCAGCAGAGACTCCAAGGAGTTTCTGCACAGCTTTTACTACTTCTTTTTTACCTTTAAAATTCATCTACACCTCTTGCTAAATGATGCACAGATTGACATTACAACCGATAAAACAATCGCCAAAATCATAAAATCAGAAAAAGTTTTAATTTTACCATGAAGAACTTTTGACTGCTCCTCATTGTAATACATTTTTGTGTCCATAATATTATTGATCGCCTCAATGGTGGGGTCAGTCATTTCATACATTCTTGGTATAGAGGCTTTTATGCTTTCTATATCATTAGTGTCGCCCCAATCAATCAACTCGTTAACATAAGCACTTATTTTCTCTTCTTGCTTAAAAACAAAGTCTGCATACTCAACCTCATTTGGAGTTATATCTTTTTTGTATCCCTCTAGATATTCATCCTTATAGCCACTCTCTTCTTGTAAAATCTCAACCATCTCTGTTGCTGTTATTTGCCCATGAGATGTCTTTACCACTGAATCTACAATAATCACTCCATACCAATCAAAGCACATTCCTATCTCCATAATAGATGACTCAGATTGTCGAGCATTCTCTGCGAGAGTTCGGTTTATATCTTCCGTAAGGTTTAGTCCTTTGAAACCAAAGGCTAAACAGATAGCCGCTAAACAATAAACAATAAACTTTGGTCTCATTTTTTAAGAAATTTTTCTGGGTTCTTGGCAAATTTTTCGCCCATTCTTACTATCCCACTAATAACCTCTGGGCTTATTACACCAATAATCCCGTAAGTAATTGCCTTAGTTAAAGATGAAACATCAGTTTGCTCCAAAACAAACCAAGCAATGCCAGCAGCAAGAGCCGCCGTAATTACCCTTTTAAACTGTTGTTTAAGCGTCAATCCGTTGTTACCTGATAAGAGCCTAGCAAACATTGCAGCAGCACCCACAAGCGGGACTAACCAACCTCCACTGAGGAATTCTTTGATTAAAGACTTTTCAGGTTCCATGTAATTAACATCTACACAAAAAAAGCCACCCGTGCAGGTGGCTTTTTTATTTTATAATTAAAACTAATTTAAATTAGAAGTTGTATGACAATCCTGCACCAACAATCCACTCTTCATCTACTTCAAAAGAAGAGCCTTCAAAGTCGTTGTCATTAAAGGAAACTTTTCCAACAATTGAAATGTCTTCTGTTAAAACGTAATTTGCTTTAACGCCAAGCTCAAGTGCTTCGTATTCTTCTGCAATATTTACAGTGATAAAAGGACTTAATGTAAGATTTTCAACAGGTGTCTTGAAGTCATATGAAGCTCCAAGTTCGACCCCGAACCAGTCGTTGTTGTCCTCATACCAAACACCAACAGAGAAATCTGCAATGTAAGTATAGTCAGCAGTCAAAGATAACTCTTCTCTGTCTCCAAAAATAGACTCGGTATCTTTTAAAGCGGCTGTCAAGCCAATGTTTTGACCAAACAGATCAACCCCAAGACTGTAACTAGCTCCAAAGTCCATTTCGCCGCCACCGTCAGTGTCGGAAAGTGATGCACCAAATGAGAGGTCTCCCACTCCAAAAGCGGTAGATAAGGCAAGAGAAACTCCAACGGAGTCTTCTCTTTTTGCTAGACCCCTGTCGGTGCTAAAGTTTGTAATTGATGCTCCACCTTCAACGGACAAGTCCGTTGCTACAGTGGTAGCAGAGGCTGCGCTAATAATTGAAGCGCCCAGTAGTGTAAGAATTAGTTTCTTCATAAATCAAATATATATTACAGAATTGTCATGGTCAAGGGAAAATTTATTCCTCTTCAGGAATTTCTGCTGGTGCTTCAACAGAGTCAGCAAACTGAGGGGATGAATCAACTTCTGGAGGTGGTCCAGCCGCAGCCCTTCTAACTTTTTGACTCAAAACAACAGCGGCTTCAGCTACATTTAAGCCTTGTGCCTTAACTGCAATATCTAGTAGTTGCATTAGAGCATTAAGCTCTTCTTCGGAAAAATCAATAGTTGTTGTCATATATGCAATATTATATATACAAAAATAAAAAAATCAAGACAATGTGTTAAATTTGCCTGTGCCTGTATATCTAAACCCAGCATTTTTAGGATTTAAAAATAAACCAGTGTGACCCCATTGGCCAGTAAGTGTGTCTACTTTCCTGTTATATTCTTGAATGTCTTGAGTAAACTCTGAGTATCTCTCACTATCACCGCTAAGAAATTGTCCAGTCAGAATCTCCCTATATTCCACCCATATCCCACTACCTGTTGAAAAATCAGTGTGAATACTATCTCTAATAGGGATGCCGTCAATATATGCCATTACTAGAATCTACACTTAAAAGTATTTATTTTCCGCTAGGGAAATAAAGCTGTCTCTCTAGCCTCCTAAATCTAGCGTCAGAGTGCCAAACTTCATCATTTTTAGGAGTGTAAATCCCCTTACTTGTTTCTATTGGAATCCCTTTTGTCAAACTCAGAGTAGAAGGCTGATAAATGTTTAAAGGAGTTGTCTTCACGGATGAGTTCGTCGCGCAAGAGATCAGCACGGTCGGCATCACCGCCATTAGCCCTAATGTCTTCAAGCTCCTGAATGATTCTTTTTCTTTCTTCTTCATGGTCTTGTTTTAATTGTAAGTAGAAAGTCTTATTTTTTAAAGATAAAAATAACTCAATTGACTTTAAAACAGATTTAATTAAGGAAAGCATCTATGTTTTCTTCTACATACTGTTTTACACTTTTCCACTTATATTCGCCTATTATTTCTAGTAATTTAGAATTATCGGCTTTTGTGAACTTTTGATATTGACCCTTTAATTCCTTGGGCATTGGGATTTCCTTGATTATAGAATGCGAAGTTGATTTTACGATATCTGCAACGTCTCTAAATGAAATTGGGTCGCCTGTTCCTATATTAAATACTCCAGAGGCATTTGAGTTTAGCATTCTAAAATGCATCTCACAAACATCATCAACAGAAACAAAATCTCTTTTATATTTTTCGCTATTCTCAAAAATTTCAATATGCCCATTTGTTAAAGCCTGTTTGATGAACTTAGAGACGGGGCTAGCTTGATTACCTTTTTTGTCTTCTCCTAACCCATAAACATTGAAATATCTAAACCCTTGATAGGGGTAGTTTTGATTCATTAACCAGCAATCAAACATATATTTACTAAAAGCATATGGGCTAAGTGGTTTACAAAAATCACTTTCCTTAAAGCTTTTTGATGAGCCATAAACAGATCCACTACTAGCATATTGAAACTTTATTTCATAAAGTTCACAAAGTTCATACAACATTACCGAATATTCAAAATTCTGCTCTAGAATTTTTTTAACATTAGTTTCGGTAGTATCAGGGTTTCCACCAAGATGTATAACAATATCTTGGTTCATTACATCTGGTAAACCAGAATTGCCAAGGGTTATGTCAAATTTAGTAACATCGTAGTTTCTATTAGACAAATAGGCGGCTAAATTGCCGCCTATGAATCCTCCTGCTCCTGTTATTAATACTCTATTCTGTATCACTTTCTTCTTCTGTTTGTTCTTCAGAAGCTTCTGAGTCTTCAGGCTTTTGCGGATATTCCCCTTGAAGTAAACTATCTAAGATAAAAGCCTTGATTACTGACTCATCAAAATCAGATTCATTGATTTTAAGTAGAATTTCATCAAGTTCTTCATCTCCTGTTTCTTTTTCTAAATCAGCTTTTGTGAAAAAGTCAAAATCATCAGAAACTGAAAATGATTGAAGTAACTCAACAACAAGTTCATCATTTTCAAAATACTTATTGATAGAATAAGAGGACTGAGTTAGAGGGGGCTTTTCTTGCCTTTCTCCTTCTATTAATTTAATTGACTCTCCCTGCTTTTTATATTCTTTTAAAGACCAAATTTTTTTGGCATAGATAGAAGCATTGGGGAATTTGATATCTGCATCAAAGGATAGACTTTGATGCAATTTATCATTTAAAAACGTGACAGTGTAAGGCATTTAAAGACTCTTACACTTATTCTTCTGTTTTTACCTTTTCGTTTTCAGCCTTAGCCTCCTCTACTTTTGAAGTCAATTCTTCAAAAGCGGATTTTTTCTCCTCATCAGACATTTTTTCTACATTTTCTTCGACTTCTTGAATCGCAAGATTATGCATTATGTTGATAGCCTCTGCCAATGTGACGCGAGACACCATCTCTGATGTAAGCATTGCTTTTAGACTTTTTGTTTCCTCTTCTGTCATACTCTAGTCCTTTTCTTTACTGGCATAAATTCTTATGTCAGGCTGGTTTGACCCCTTTTCTTTGAAAGAATTTGGGAAGCAGACAATTTTCACATCATTACCCTCTGAATCCTTAATAGATCCGCTGTAGTAAGATTGTTGTTTACCGTCCACTCTCCAAAGCGCACCTAGTTCGCGCTTCTTCCATTCGTCGTTTGTTTTAGTGTTTTCACTCATAATTAAATATTGTTAAATCTTCCTTCGACGCTTTTCCAAAATTCTTCTGCGCCTACAGCAAGATAACGCGCCTTTAGGCTCTTGTAAAGTTTTTTTTGAATTGGATTAGCACTTTTTTTATCGTATCCAATAAGTTGACGAATTTTCTTAGCAGCAGAACCACTCATGCTTTATGATCGTTCTTACTTCCTGTTTTTTCAATAAAAAGTTTGATATTCTTTTCTCCTTTTAAAACACTGTCAGAAACAAAGGGGGTTATCTCTGATAATATCTTTTTAGATAGAGCTTCTACTTTTATTTTTTCCTTTAGAATGCTTTTAATTATTTGATTAATATATTTAAAATCAAAAGTTAAGTCAATATCATTGTCCTTTAACCTATTTTTTAATCTTTTTAATTTCATCCATAAAAGTCTCCTTAGCCCCTTCTCGTCAATCTGCTTGAGTGGGAAGCACTCGTCAACAAGTGAGAGTATATCTGGGTGAATCATTAGATTATCCTTGTCTGAAACGGCACCTTGAAATCCCATAGCAGACTGACTGTTAGATATATCGCTCGTTAAGAATATTTTGCAGTTTGTGAAGTCTGCCATATCTCCGTTACTCATCTGAAATTTACCGTGCTTAAATATTTGATTAAAAAGCGGGATCGCAGAATTATCAACTTTGTGAAAATCATCTATGATGATCACGCTATTTGGAGATATTAGAACTTTTTCGCATATAGATGTATTGTTGCCCTGAGATGTCGCTATCTTATGTGGAGCAAAGGCATCTGCAAAGTGAACACCACTGTAAGAGAGAACACTGACTCCATGTTTTTGTAAAGTATCTTTAAATAAATCTAAGAAGTAAGATTTCCCGCTGAATCTTGAACCGCTTATGACATAGCACTCTGGGGCAGAAAAATTGTCAGTCTTTTTTATACCCAAGCTAGATAAAATAATTTTATCTTTTAGTTTCTGCAAAAGCTCATCTTGGCCTACAAGGGATTTGCTAACACAAGAAAAAACTTTCTCGACCATCTCTTGATCATTTAGAGGATTTGTTTTCTTTTTAAAGAAGTCTTTTAAATGACATAGTTTTACCTCTGGAATTAAATCTGAAACACCTTCTGTCCATTTTTCTAGGCTTTCGTTTAATTTTTCTAAAAGTTTTGTGTGGTCTTTTTCAGGGTCTAGAGCCGCAGCCATTGTCTCTTCTTGCTGGCTTTTTATTGATGGCGTAACGTGCCAGAAATTTACCTTAGCCTGTGCTCCACAGTGATCAATGATATCAATGGCTTTATCTGGATAGAATTTATTAGGGATGTATTTTTCGCAGTAATCAATTATATTCTCTAAAAACTCATCGGTATATGTAATGCTATGAAAGTTTTCATAGTAAGAAATTATTGTGGGTAAAATTTCTTCCATCTGAAATCTAGATGGCTCTCTAATTATAACGCGCTCAAACCTGCGATCTAAGGCGGTATCTTTTTTAATTGTGTTTGTATATTCGTTAATCGTTGTAGCTCCTATACAACTTATTGTTCCTCTGGCAAGCTCTGGCTTAAGAATGTTAGAGGCTTCTAGGGAATTGTTTGTTGCCCCTCCTGCGCCAATTAAAGTATGAACCTCGTCAATAAACAAAATTAAGTTACTATATTTTTTTGCTTCATTAACAAAATCTTCTAGTCTTTTCTCAAACTGACCTCTGTATTCTGTCCCAGCAACCATGCTAGATAAACTCACAGAATAAATTACCTTGTTAGCTATAAGCTCAGGTGCGTCTCCAGCAACAATTTTACAAGCTAGCCCCTCTACCAAGGAGGTTTTACCTGTTCCTGCTGGTCCAACAAGAAGCGCATTAGGTTTTTTCTTTCTGCAAAGAATTGTAGCTACTTCATCAATTTTACCGTCGAAATCAACTATCTTGTCGAACTCGTTGTTTAACGCTTTTAAATTTAAGTTTTCTGCAAACTGAGAGAGTATCTCATTCTTGTCGAACATGTCGATCCAGTCTTCAGGGGTATCCACTCTCATTGAAGTGGTTACTCGATCTGGGTCAAAGTCTTTAACAACTAGGGAGCACTCTGTAACAAACCCTAGAAATATTTCATCCGAAGATTGATCTCCTTTTGGGAAAAGGTTTTTTACAACTTTAGGAGAATGCTCATCATCAAAGAAAACCATTAAGATTACCTCTGGGGGTATGTAATCTAGGTTAAAGTTTTCTATAGAAAACTTCTCAGCTTCTTTTAAAAGTTTTCTAACATCAGTTTTTAAAATCTTTTTTGCGTATTTGTTCTTACGCTTTTTGCTTAAAACAGTCCTAGACTCTTTTAATAAATCCTTGGGGTCTACATTTACTTTTTTAAATATAGATGAGCAAGACTGGCTTAAGTCACTTAAAAAGCAGTGAAAAAACAGATCTACATCTGCCCCGTTTCTGTATAGAATATTAGAGAGTTCTTTTGTTTTTTCTATGACCCCCTCAATATGCGGTGTTAAAGGTAATTTAGGCACCCTTCACCTCCCTTAACTTCATGTATATATCTGTCTCCACTGGATTTATGTGATCTACAAAAAATGTATCTCTACTCTTTGAGCCATTTAAAACTATAACTTTGTTTTTTGTTAACTTGTATCCGCTTTTTAAGAAGTCAGATAATCTCTCCTCTCTAGCGTTGTCCATGAAAAGAAAGTTTTTAGTTGCTGTATTATCACAGATTGAAATCATCATGTATTTGTTACCATTCTGAGATGTCCTAGTAAAGAAATCTTTTACCTCACCCACAACTTGGAAGTTTTGCCTGTCTACAAGATCCTCTACTTGCCTCAAGTCGATCAAAGACGAAAATCTGTCCTGAAAGCATTCGCGTAGGTTGTGTGAATAACTATAGCCAAGCAAAGAGCTTTCATATCTCCACTTAGCAAACATTTCATGCTTCCTGTTTTGACTATAGATTTTTTTATACTGATCAAATTTAGTTTTAAATGTTTTAAATCTCTTTTCAGACATGATTGGTCTATTGTCATCTCCAAGTGTTTGCTTCTCTATAACTTCTGATATTGCCTTAAGTATGTCGAAGCCAAATCTCTCTCCAATCTTTACAAAGTTTCTCTTTTCTCTATCTGTTAGCAGATTAAAAGCTTGAGCTTCTAGGACCATGCGAGTTCTATTCGTTCTCGCATGATCCATAGTTCCAGCTTGTATAAGAGCCGCAAGCACAGATATGTTGATACCGCACTGTTTAGCTGCCAGAAAAACCTCATACTTATTGTTAAATTCTATGCCTCTGAAGTCTATTAGGCTCTGTATTGATTTTAGAGAGATACCTTTAATGCTATTCAATCCGTAGCGAATATTGTTGTTTTCAATTGTAAAATCAAAATCAGACTTATATAGGCAAGGAGGCAGCATTTCCATGCCGAAATCTGGCAACTCTTCGTTTACCCCAGAAATTGTTTGTAAAGGTTCTGGATCAAACTCAGCACACTCAAGAATAGAAAGAAAGAATTCTTGAGGATATTTGTGCTTTAAGTAAACTGTTTTGGCCGCGAGGTCGGCGTAGGCAAAACTATGTGACTTATTGAAAGAGTAGTGTGAGGCGGCGACTAATGAATTCCAGTAGAAGTCTGCTATCTCTTCACTAAGACCTCTAGATTCAGCAGCATTGTAAATTGTGTCTTTCCACTTAGGCATTTCATCTACTTTTTTCTTGCCTACAATCCTTCTTAACACCTCTGCCTCTTCAAGTGTTAAGCCGAAAACTTTGTGAGCAATTTGCATTAGTTGCTCTTGATACAGGATCACGTTTTTAGACCAAGACAATATCGAGTCTAACTCTGGATTTAGATTTAACTCAGATGGAAATTCTTTTTGTGTTTTATAAACAGAAACAAATTCAAGGGCTGCGGGGCGAGCTAAAGCAACAACATCAGAAAGCTCATTTATATCTTTTGGTTTTATCTCTCTACAAACTTTAAAGTTTGTCTCAGCAGAGATCTGAAACAAACCCATAGGGTGTTTAAAGTTTTGCAATATCTCATAGATCATCTCGTCATTGGCATCTATCTCCTCTATGTTTATGCCAACTTTTTCACAAGTTTTGTGAGCGATTGTTAGGGTTCTTAAACCAAGGATGTCGAACTTAACCATGAGGTCTGCAACGTCATTCATGTCATAACCTGTAACCAAATCTCCATCTTTTGTTTTTTGCAGAGGGACAATATTCTCAATGCTTTCTGAGCAAATCGCGATCCCTGATGGGTGAACTCCAGTATTCTTCGGTAAGTTTTCTATTTTTAATGCATTTTTAAATGTCTTCTTGTGATTTTTAACCCACTTTTTGAATTTGTCTGTCTCTTCTCTAGCTTGACTCAGCGGGAAAACAACCCCATGTAGTTTCGGGATCATATCGGAGACTTGGTTAGCCTCATCTTCCTTAACCTCATCAAAATATTTTGTCGCCTCTCTAATACAAAGTTTTGAACTAAAGGTGTTGAATGTTAGAATCTTAGCCGTTCTACCTTCATGCTTTCTCTCGATATATTGTATGACCTTATATCGCTGATCATAGGATATATCTGAATCAACATCTGGCAACAAACTGCCGACAAGAAACTCTTTACCTCTTTTATCGGTGACTTTTTTGGCTCTTGATTTAGACACAAATCTCTCAAAGAATAAATCATGAGGGATTGGGTCAATATTAGTTACTCCGAGCAAATATAAAACAAGAGAGCCAGCAGCAGAGCCACGGCCAGCACCAGTTGGAATGTTATTGTCATGACAGAAATTTAAAACGTCCCAGTTGAGTAAGATGTAATCTGTGAACCCAAGTTCTTCAAATGTCTCAAGCTCTTGTTTTGCTCTTTCATAATAAACATTTTTGTTTTCATATTTTGTAATACCTTTGTCTCTCAATCCCTTTCTAGCAAGCTCATACAAAATATCTTTAGTGGAGCTATCAGGCCCAAGCCCAATTTCCTCTAATTTATTTATGTCAACGATTGTTTTAGGGAGATCTACTCCCACAGGTTCACAATCGTCGTATGGTGTAAAATCTTCAAACATTACAAGTCCATGTGTTTTTTAAGTTTTAAGAAAACTTTATAACACATCTTGATGTCGTATAATGCATCGTGGAGTTTTTCTTCCTCAAAATCTATATCAAAAAACTTTAATAGCTGATTTTGTGATACCTTTGCCTTTAAGGTTCTGTCGTTTATTATTTTATACTGCCAGCTTAACAAATCACCTCTAGGTTTATCTAGCTCTTCCCTATATGCCTTTGCTAAAGCTCTTGTGTCATATATTCTTGGCAAATAAGAATAATCTGGCTGTTGTCCAAGCATCCTTTGTAAATGAGATACCATGTAAACATCAAACCCAAGTAGGTTTTGTCCTACTACAATATATTGCGGATCAAATAAATACTTCTCAAACTTTGACCAAACAGAAATCAGAGATTCTGCTTTAGAGTTATATTTATCCCAATCAAAGCCCGTTAACTTTCTAACAACCTCTGGTATATTTAACTCTTTATGTTTTATAAACTTATCGTGTGTTTCCAACACTTTGTTTCCTTGACAAACAATCCAAGATAGCTGCCAAGTTTTAGAAGAGTGCAAATTTAAACCCTCTGTCTCTGTATCGAATACTAAATATTTTTGATTACTTGGCAACATTTTCTAAAAAAGATTCATAGCTAAACTCATCAGAACAGAAATCGTTTAGTCTTGGGTTACTATATGTTGGGACTCTGCCTTGTTTCCTGTTGCATATCGCTTTATACATTTGGAAGGCTTCAAAATCCTCTTTATCTCTATAATAAATGCTTTTTGCTTTTTCTGTTTTTACATTCAACTTTTTAAGAGCGTTGCTGATTTGGAAATCAAAAGGATGATTGTTAGATTCTTCTATGTAAAAATGATCATACTTGTCTAGAGAAAGATCACACATTCCAAAATGAAAGATGTTGTTGAACACATAAGAGTCATAGAAAGGAACTCCTATACTAACATCGTCAAGCTCTCCTTCGCCTAGATCTGACATGTTTAGGTATTCTCCTACACTTGTAAAGCACTTAGTGTAGAGGTTTCTAGCAACGGCTACGCCTTTGTTATTTTTAGGAAAGAAAATTAATTTACTAGGCTTTTCTGTAATGCTCGACTGGACAACAGGTAACTTAACTCCATACACCATAGGAACTTCTATGTGTAGAAAAGCTTTGTTGATTACCCTAAAACCATAGAAGTTATCTTCTACTAAAATCATTTTCTTGATATCCCCGCTTTGGGCAATGTCAATTAAATCCTCAACCCTCAGAAGGGATCGTCCTATGCTGAAGGTGCTTTTAAATAATGGTATCACTCCTGTATGTTACAGAAGCTCCATTGGTTTGTCAAAGGAAAAAGCAGGGCATCCGTCATATTTGACTTTTTCTATCTTCAAGCCCTTTGTCTTTTTTTCTCTGAGGTCTTTTTTTAAGTCGGCAGAAGCGACTCTCACTCCATCTTTGTCTACTAAAGCGTAAAACTCTCTAGGGAATTTAAACGGGCAATGCCACATGGGAGTCCCATCTTTTTTGAGTTGACCAGCATACTCTGCTCTACCACAAACAACTCTGCCAGCAAAGCCATCGTCTCTGCCTAAATACCCCTTATCATAAGCTAAATTTTTAGAGGCAGCGACTTCATTAAAATTATTAATAATTTGCTGAACTTCGGTCAAAAAATATTCAAAGCCTTCTAGCTCGTCTTCATCCAATGGTTCCATTTCGCAACACCCATCGTTATTACAATCAAACTTAACGAACAAAAACTCCATCTTTCTTCTCAGGAAATCTGGGTATAAGTGTTTTACCGCCAAACAATACATTAAATTCTGCATATTGTCGGTATATTCCTTGCCAGAAAAGATTTGTTTTGATGTTTTGAAATCTCTAATAAGAGCAGTCTTTTTTCTCTTGAACAAAAAAAGCTTATCAATAAAGCCTAATATGCGATAGTTTTTGCCTTGTTCATTTACAGAAATGTCAAAATCTTTCTCGCTTATAGACTTAGTTGGTTTCCCGTCCTTGTCTCCAAAAAAATCGTAATTAAGACCCTCTACCGTCATTTGGTTTATCAGGTCCATATTCTCAAAATCATCTATATTATGCTTTTTAGCATATGCTTCTATCATCCTTTTGACTGGAGGTGAGGCAAAAGCGTTTTGAGTTTTAATTATACGGGTATAATGTTTTTTATGCTTAGGATTGCCCAAGTTTTCAAAAACAGCGTGACATATCGTTCCACGCAAACTTCCCTCGTTAGCTTTGTCTGGGAGCTTCAAGTGGTATTTGCACCAATACTGCCAAGAACACATTTGTAGCGTCTTTATGCGCGATGCAGAAAGAGGCTTATTCTCAGAAATCGTCATAATGAAATGAGTTTTTCTTTACAAGCTTCGCAAAAGAAGAAGAAAAACTTTTGTTTACACCTCGTTGATTCATGTCTTTAGCAATCTTTATAACTTTAGACATGGATTCTTGATGTTGTATATTATAGCAATCCGAAGCGTATTTTTCTATTTGATCTTTAGACATTTCTCCGAAGTCATTCTCTTCAGGAGGAATAAAGTATATTTTGTCAAAATCAATAGACTCAACCAATTTAAAAATAGATTTAATTGCTCCTTCAAACCCTCTGTTGACAGAAGATGTGTGATCGTTATTGAAAGATACAAAAACTTTTTTTATAGGCAACAAAGATAACCTTGCTATAAATTTTGGAGAAATGTTCAAGCCAAAAGAAACAAGAACATTTTTTATACCATTGTTGTATAAAGATAAGCAGTCTCCTACAGATTCCACAATGTGAACCGCTTCTTTTTCTTCTATAGCTTCTTGAACTTTAGTAATATTGTAATATGGAAAAAACCAACCTGATGACTTCCCCATATGTAGCCACTTTGGTCTATCATCGCTAGTGACTTTTCTGCCAGAAAATCCATGTATCCTACCATCTTTTCTGAAAATTGGGAATATCACCCTTTGATACATTTTACCAGACATGGCCAATCCACACTTAAAGTCCTCAAGAGTTTCCTTGCTGATGCCTTTTTCTAGGTAAAAATCGTGATGCGGCAAAAGCTTCGTCAGAACTTTAGGAGAGTATGTCTTCTCTTCTTTCAATAGGTGTTTTTGTTTTATTCTTGCTCCTATATTTACACCGTTATCCTTTAAATAATGCTTCACTGCATTAGGGTCTTTTGTGTTTAGAGTCTTTTGGAGTAGAGCCTCGAAAGGCATAAACTGAGAGTCCTCTACATAGTCTTTCCAGACTCCAGTGTCTTTATAAATCTGAAGTGCTGTTGAGTTGTCTCCAGATCTATATACTGCATTTGTTCTCCAGTATGATCCGTGATCCCTGAGACGATACCCAAGGTTTTCTAACACCTCTTTGTAATTCATTACGCTCTAAGATTGATTGGTATCTCTTCTGTCTCATTTGTATTAACCTCAACCCCTCCTCCATTGAAAGCATTTACAATATCTTGTAAATCTCCACACTCGGTAATCCTAAAGTTTTCTATATTTAAATTAATAAAATTCTGTTTTTTAGCTCCATCTGGCATTTCTACTGGATGGATTGCTCTAAGGGCATCTTTACCAAGGTGTCTACACTTTAGGTTGATTAGTTTGTGGGTTCCAAAGTTCGCTCCCTCTTCGTGTATTTCATCTGCGACCTTTCTTCTAAGCAAGAAAAGATGAGAGCAAAATTGAGTAATTCCATCAGACAAAGATACAACGCTTTCATCATCAACTATTCCACCTGCTCCTCTATTGTTGGTGATGCCAAGCCTGTTAGATTGAACAGAGGTAATCATTGAGACACATGGTTTGCCGTCAAAAGACAAGTCTCTTTGGATGGTCTGTTTAAACTTGTGAACCATGTAGGAAACCTGTTGCCAACCATCAACCTTGCCAATGCTACCAAAGTCACTCTTAATATAGTCAAAGCTAAAAATCAGAGGATTGCCTCTTCCTATCTTGGAGAAATAAAATCTTTTAAGCAGAGAACACATTTCATCTGGAGATAAGCCAGCGACATTCTCGTAATAGAACTCCATGTCTTTAATTTTACTCCATGCCTCTCTAACCTTCGCCACAACCTGCTCTGGCGACAAATCTTTATATCCTGTAGTTCTCCATTTGCCTGTTTGCAGCAACCACACAGGAATTCCTGTCATGGCTGAACACTGCCTAAAGATAAGCTCCTCTTCGCTCATCTCTCCGTTATCAAAGTGAAGCACGGGAACACCATGCTCGGCAGAAACCCTAGTCGTGTAGTCCATACAGAAGTTAGTCTTACCTACTCCTGATCTAGCCACAATAACTGATATGTTACCTGCAAGAAGCAAAGACCCATACATTTCATTAATTCTTTGGTGAGGGCCAAGCATCCCGAAATCCTCTACAGGGTTGTTTCCCCTGTCTTCGACAAGCTCTTCCATCATGTCAAACAAATTGACTGGACCAGCTTCTGTCATCTCAAAATCTTTTATGTTTTTATTATACAGTTGATCAGACTGTTCAATAAGTTCTCCATACTTAAGATTAGGATCTGCATTTTTAACAAATGACGCAACCTTCTTGCAACTAGTGTAAATCTCTCTACGGGCCGTATACTTTTTTAACTCTTTGACAGAACTTAAGAAAATGTTTTCTGTGATTTTGTAGAAAGCCAATGAGTATACATACTCAGCAATATCAACGCTATCAGGGAAAGAAACTTTTAATTGTTGTATTCTCTGAACAAGTATTGTCTCATCAATATTTTCTGCGTTGTCTAACGCATTTTTTAATAATTTAAATATTGATACGTTTACCTTAGAATCCTCTGAATAAAAGTCGCTCTCATTAACAAAGCTAGATATCTCCTCCCATTTATGTTGGTGTTGGATAATGCCACTTAAGACTTTCTTTTCTAAATCAAAGGAATAAATCATATGGTGATATCATCGTCTTTTTTAGCCATTGCCATCTCTATTAATTTACCAAGAGCCATGTCAACGCAAGGGTTTTCTGTTTTACTTGTCATGCTTGGGCAACCCTCTTTGTTGACATAAAGTAAAATAAACCCTCTATTACCTCCATTTACAGAGCCTGTAGAGTCATAGACCTTATCTAATAGTGATTGAGGGATGCCTCCAGTGCTCTCTTCTTCGTCTAATTTCATTTTAAAAGTTTTATCAAGTTTTTAGGATATTTCTTTGAGTCTAAAACATCAGACTCTAATACCCTAATAAGTTTTATATTATTAATATCACAAAAGTATTCTTTCTTTTCATCTCTCTGTAGTTGTTGGAGAAACTTCTGGCGAGAATTAGAATGAAAAAACTGATTATATCTGTAATGCTGATTACCATCCACTTCAATAGCTATCTTCTGAGTCGCGTTGTAAAGATCTAGGGTCATTCTCGTCCCAGCAACAGGAAACTCTTCAAAAACTACATCTGCAAACCAATAAGCTTTAACTTGGTCTTTTACGTCTTTTTGAATCCCGCTTTTGCAATCAGAGTCCCAGTCAATCAAATATTTGCTGACGTTTTTTATCTTTTTCTCTCGGCCATTGGAACACAAAAATATCATTGCTTAAGAATATTCTCTTTTACAAAGTCAACAAGAAGGGAGGTGATTTTTTCATCTGACTCTAGAAACTCATACACCGCTTTAATTCCTTGGTAAGAATCTTTTGTTTCTATTTTATTATCGCTTAGATAGGTTTTTACCTTGTCATCAAGCTTGATCCAAGCTCCCGACTTCTCTAGATATCCCCACATTAAAAGCATGTCAACAACTTCTCTCTCAAGCCAAATAGATTTCCCGTTGTTGCGACCATGCTTGATTGGATAAGTTACAATTTGTCCTGTGGCTTCATTTGTTGATTTTAAAATTAAAACCTTGGCGTTGTGTCCATAAATTTTATTATCAGGAGTGATTTGTTCCTTTGGATTTTCTAGAATCTTATCGCCTTTGGTTTGTTTTTTGAATTCTAGAATCCAATCTGGGTAATGTAAGATAGCGTTTCCTCCACTGCTATTTGTTTGGTTATTTGGGTCTTGCTTTGCATACATGCTAGTATTGATGCTTGATCTCACCTGAGAAATCATAATACACATGTGGCCAAACTTGCTCATACCCAAACTAACTCTTTTTAGAAAGTCAGAGGTCATTAAAGCTCCTCCTGCTACTTTCCTAGCATCAGAAGATCCTTTTTCTAAATCTTCTTTTGTGATTAAGCCATCCATACTGTCGATTACAATACAAAATTTTTCTTTGTCTGGGTTGTTTTTTAACAGCCCTCTGAGGAAATCAATCATAGTATCCATGATGTGGCACTCAAGAACTAGACATGTCCCCACATCCCAATCCTCCGCTGAATGAACGAACTTAATGCCCGCTCTATCTTTAATGTCTTGGCTAAGTCTCCCTTCAGCCATTACAAAAAGACCCTTAGAGTCTTCTACCGTCTTAAGCATATTATGCATCACATGCAGAGCTTCATTCGTTTTACCTCCTTCATTTGCTCCAATAAACCTATGTAGCCCCGATCCAAATCCTCCACTTAAAACGTGATCAAGAATCATAGATCCGCTGGACACTAGATACGGCTCTGCTCCCTCCTCTAAATTGTAATGGTAATCTTTATTTGATTTGAGGAATGCCTCTGTATAGTCCTTTGATCCGCTTTTTTTCTTCATCTTAGTCATTTAAAAAATCTCTTAGTGTTCTCGTTTTCTTCTTTACAGTATCTTCTCCAACTTTTACGCCCGTGTCAACAAATTTATCCTTCTCTGGAGGCTTGTAGTTAAATTCCTTGTATTTTTTGCTTAAATATTCTCTTCCATCTTTGGTTAAAAAATATTTAATAGTCCCTTTTAATTCAAAGGGAGGTTTAACCTTGCTTAGAAAATCGAGGTCGTTTTCAAACTGTGCAAAAACCTTTGTCACAGTAGACATTTCAAAAACATAATTTGTTGGCTTTGAGTCGCCAAGCATACGTTTTAAAAATTCTTTTCTTTCTTTAAAGAAAGGCTTTGCTTGTTTTTTTGCTTTTGGCAAAAACTCATAACCACAATCACAAACTTTGATCCGCGCTCCTAGTAGAGCATTACAGGATGGACATGACTTTTTA